TACTACCGGTAATTCTAAAATTGCCATTTTGGATACTTCTGCCACTACCAATACTCTACCTTTCCGAATTGTAGAGTTGGTGGATGAGACCAAAAATTCATCTGGCGGCTTCACTGAAGCTCTCGTCAAATGGAATGCTGGTCACCTTATGAGCAACACAACCGGCATTTAGGGGAGTAACGTAAATGGCTATTTCACGTGCCCAATTACTAAAAGAACTCCTCCCCGGACTCAATGCTCTGTTTGGCATAGAGTATGCTAAATACGGTGAAGAACATAAGCAGATTTTTGAATCAGAATCTTCTGACCGTTCTTTTGAGGAAGAGACGAAACTGTCCGGTTTCTCTGCCGCACCAGTCAAAGACGAAGGCTCTGCCATCGAGTATGACAACGCGCAGGAAGCATGGACGGCTCGTTACAATCACGAAACCATTGCGATGGGATTCTCAGTTACTGAGGAAGCCGTTGAGGATAACTTGTATGACTCTTTGTCTGCTCGTTATACGAAGGCTCTCGCTCGCGCTATGGCCTATACTAAACAGGTTAAGGGGGCGACTATTCTTAATGACGCCTTCTCCACCACGCTCGGGGATGGTGTTGTACTTTGCTCCACCGCTCACCCGCTTGTTTCTGGTGGCACAAACTCAAACACGCCGTCTACAGCGGCTGATCTTAACGAGACTTCACTAGAAGCCGCCGTTATATCAATTGCTGGTTGGACGGATGAGCGTAGCCTGTTGATCGCCGCCAAACCACGTAAACTGATTATCCCACCTGCGCTGCAATTCGTTGCTACGCGCCTGTTGGAAACTCAGGGACGTGTTGGCACCGCGGATAACGACCTCAATGCTCTCAAGAACAACGGTTCTGTTCCTGAAGGGTATGCAGTAAACCATTATCTGACAGATACAGATGCATGGTTTTTGATGTCGGACGTTCCAAATGGCTTGAAGCACTTTACTCGTACCCCGATGTCTACATCTATGGATGCTGATTTCGATACGGGCAATAGCCGCTACAAGGCTAGAGAACGTTATTCATTCGGTGTTTCCGATCCTCTTGGGGTTTTCGGATCACCCGGTGCATAAAATTAAGGAGGGGGTACTTGTTGCCCCCTCTTTTTTTTGTTATATAATAATCTATCCCTGACAGTCATATTGAATGGCTGACACTAGCCACGACAGGAGATACAAATGGCTAACACAACGTTTAGCGGTTCCGTCCGTTCTGAAAACGGTTTCAAAGTTATAAATGTAGCTGCGAATACCGGGACTGTTACCGAAACTTCTTCCCAAGCATCCACAGGTATTTTCACCAACAAGTACATTAAGCATGTTGGTTACGCCACAGGCGTTACGGTTAATACTACTGCTGGTGATAGCCCCGCGATTGGTGAATTTACTCAACCAGCCAACACGATTATAACCAACATCAAGATTTTTTGTGCCACAGCTCCGGTTATTGGAACTGGTGACATCGGTTATGAAGTAGGTACTAGTAGTTCTGGCGCACAGATCGTAGCGGCTGTCACTGACCAGATTCTTGATGGTGGTACTACAGTTGTTGTCGGTAATGTGACATTGCCTTCGTTGGTTCTTCAAACTGAAAGTGGAACGACTGCCCCAGCTTCTGTGCAGTACACATCAGCAGCAAGAACCATTTACTGTAATATCACCAATACGGTAGATGCTACCACGGCTGGCTCTTTCACTTTCATTATTGAGTACGTACAGATTGCGTAATCGGAGGGTCTGTTTTTCTAATCATTATAGGGAATAGGATATGTCCTCTGATATTCAATCCACATTTATAGAAGCTGCAGCGGCAGATACTGATGGTATTTCCACCGCAGCGGCGGTTGGTGAAGACGCTAGTCTGGTTATTGGAGGCGCTTTAGCCTCTGGAGGAGCAGTTACTTTTGACCAACCACGCAATATAACTATCCTGAGCGCCGGTGACGACAGTGGGATTTCTTTTACTGTCACGGGGACAGATGAAACAGCAACCTCTGCAACTGAATCTATTACTGGCGCTAATGCTGGTACGGCAACAGGTTCAGCCTATTTTGCAACTATTACGGCAATTACTGCGGTAGGAGATCCTGCCGGGAATGTAAGTGCTGGTTCTGGTACATCTATCGCTGCGCCTATGTATAGGGGCAGAATGAGACTTCGTGGTATTTATGTTGTGAATACTGGTACTGCGGGTACGACTACCTTTAGCCAGACTTCTTCATCTGGTGCGGTAGCAATGAAGTTTAATACCGTAGCCTCCGCGAATACCACACAGTACCCTGATATTCCTGACGATGGAATTTTGTTTGCGGCTGGTGGTTATGTTTTGTACACACAAACCGCTTTGTCTTCCATAACGGTATTTTATTCATAGGGAATACGCAGTGCCTAGTAGAAGTCCGCAACAACGTAAGTTTATGCGGGCTATCGCCAAGAACAAGAAGTTCGCCAAGAAAGTCGGCGTATCTCAATCTGTGGGAGCTAAGTTTATGAAAGCTGATAAAAAGAAGAAGAAACGGGTACGTAAGTATCAATTTGGTGGACTTGCACGTACGCCTGAACGTGATCCTACCGCTGCCATGTTGGGGCAAGGTCTTGGGTCTATGGGAGCAGTTGAGGGAGCGACGGATGTTGGATTAGGTGCAAGAGGTGCTAGGCCCAGACCTAGAATTCCGCCTATGGGTTTCTCGCCTCGTAGTCGTCTTCCGACTATTGGTGCACCTGAAGGCCGGTTTAGACGCCCCGGCACTCCAAGGGATGAAGTTCGTGATAGACCTATGGGCTTCACGGTTGAAGATATTAAGCCTCGGAAAAAGAGGAAGAAGAAGAAATCCGCAGCAGGTGGCACTGTAAAATCTTATTATCATGGTGGTAAGATCCGTGGTTGTGGCAAAGAAACGCAGGGTCGTCGTAAGGCCAAGATGATACGCATGAAGGGTTCCTGATGGATAATGCAGTTGGGCAAAGGGTTAGTTATTCAGTGGAGCGAAGAATAAAAGCCTTCGTGAAACAGAGTAAGGCTCGGAAGCAACCATCTAAAGGTACGTGCAGCGATCATGTTAACAGAGATATTGAGGATTGCTGCAAGAAAACAGTGAGGAGAGATTAATGCCTACCGTAGGAACAGGAAAGAAAAAGAAGACGTTTAAGTACACTAAAGCCGGAAAAATGAAGGCTATGAAGTACGCTAAAAAGACCGGTAAGAAGCTCAAGAAAACTAAGAAAGCGTAGTTATGGCTACTTCGGGTACAACAGCATTTAATATGGATTTCGCGGAGATTGCCGAAGAAGCATGGGAACGTGCTGGCCGCGAAATGCGTTCAGGATACGACCTAAGAACTGCTCGCAGATCTATGAACTTACTTACTCTGGAATGGCAGAATAGGGGTATAAATCTCTGGACGATAGATTCTGATACCGTAAGCCTTGTAACAGGTACTTCCCAATATACCCTACCTGCCGACACTATAGATTTATTGGAACAGGTCATACGTACTGACAGTGGTGACACGACTAAACAATCTGATCTTAATATGAGCAGAATCAGTGTGAGTGATTATTCGTCAATACCTAATAAATTAACACGTGGTAGGCCCATACAGGTGTGGGTAGAACGTCTTATTACTGCTCCCCGCATAAATGTATGGCCGGTACCTAACAGTAATGATTATACATTTGTGTATTGGCGTATGAGGCGTATTGAAGACGCCGGGAATGGTGTTGAAACAGCAGATATGAATTATCGTTTCCTGCCTAGTTTGGTAGCAGGGCTAGCTTATGGAATTGCTATGAAGGAACCGGAACTTGCTCCTAGACTTCAGATGTTAAAAGCTGAATATGAAACCCAGTTTCAATTAGCAGCAGAAGAAGACAGGGACAAAACTTCAGCGAGATTTGTCCCTCGTGCTACTAGAATATAAGCAATAAACAGGAGTCCAGTAAGATGAATTGGATTAGAAGTAGAATAGTTGAACCAACTTCATGGCTTGCGGTTGGTGTTGGGGCGTTGATCCTTTCGATGATCATGCCGGGAAGTGCCTTTTATTTCTTACTTGCAGCCGCTGTAATGGCCGCAGCAGGGATTATTATGAGGGAAAGAGGTTAGAGGCTTTGTTATATGGTTGAAAGGTTTGCATCTGGTAAGAATGCCATTGCGGAATGTGATATTTGTGGATTCAGGTATAAATTACGTGAATTACGTAATTTGGTTAAGAAAGACAAAGTTACAAACATAATGGCATGTCCCACATGTTGGAACGAGGATCACCCGCAGAATAAATTAGGTATGTATCCTGTGGATGATCCTCAAGCCATACGAAATCCAAGGCCGGATTTTGCAGGTTATGCACAGAGTAGAGCACAGATTGTTGCCGTTACCTCAACAGGAGGAATTAACCCGGCGGGTAAAGAGGAAATACCACCTGTTATTGGCGCTGGATTTATAGGTCAGGTTGTAGTAACAACTTCCTAGGAGCTTGGTCTAGATATGAATTATACAGAATTAAAAACAAATATAGCAGATATATGTGAGAATACCTTTACGGATGCTCAATTAGCCCTGTTTGTAGACCAAGCTGAACAGAATATCTATAATAGTGTGCAAATACCCGCTTTACGAAAAAATGTTACAGGTACACTAACATCTGGCAATAAATATTTAGCTACGCCCGCAGATTTTTTATACACCTATAGCCTAGCAGTTTTAGATGGTGATGGTGTTTATACCTATTTAGTGAACAAAGATGTTAATTTTATACGGGAAGCGTACCCCAATCCTTCTACTACAGCATTTCCTGCACATTATGCGTATTTTGATGACACTAGCTTTATATTGGGTCCAACCCCGAACAGTGGGTATACTACTGAATTACATTATGGTTATTACCCTGAGTCTATTGTCACCGCGAGTACTACATGGTTAGGGAATGAATTTAGCTCTGTGTTGTTAAATGGCTCTTTAATTGAGGCTGTACGTTTCATGAAGGGCGAACCGGATATAATTGCTAATTACGAGAAATTATATCTACAATCCATAGGGCTACTTAAAAATCTTGGTGATGGTAAGTTACGTGAAGATTCTTATCGCGCAGGACAATACAGACAAGCCGTAAGTTAGGAGCAGATTATGGCGATTACACAAGCAATGGCAACTTCTTTTAAGGTAGAACTTTTAGAAGGGGTACATAATTTTAAATTAAGTGGTGGTGATACCTTTAAAATAGCATTGTATACATCCAGTGCCACCCTTAGTGCTTCCACAACGGCATATAGTGCGACTAATGAAGTATCTGGCACAGGGTATACTGCAGGTGGTAATACCCTTACCAGAATTGACCCAACGAGCAGTAGTACAACCGCTTTTACTGATTTTGCTGATTCTACATGGAGCAGTTCAACAATTACGGCTAGAGGAGCACTGATTTATAATGATAGTGATTCTGATAAAGCAGTTGCCATACTTGATTTTGGGGCTGATAAATCATCTTCAGGTGGCGATTTTAAAATTACATTTCCTGCGGCAGATGCGAGTAATGCGATTATTCGTATTGCATAGTTAATATAGGTAGTAGTTGTGGCTTTAGGCGGTTGGGGAAGAGGTACTTGGGGTCAAGGTGCATGGGGCACAGCCCTTGGTGTTGCTGTAACAGGAGTAGCAGGTACCACCGCTCTTGGTTCTGAAGCTGTTACAGGTGATGCAAATATTACGGTAACGGGGGTAGCAGGTACTTCCGCTCTTGGCACAGCAATAGGTGGAGGTGGTGCAACTGTTACAGTTACCGGTGTAAGTGCTACTGGAAGTGTAAATACTGTTTTAGTTTGGGGTGTGATAGATACAAGTCAAACCCCAAATTTTTCAGCTATAAGTACTTCTCAAACGCCAAATTGGCAAAATGTTAGTGGATTTTAGATAAACACACAGTATTATATTAATACACTATGATTGTACGAGGTTACGCAAATGGCAACTACATACACTACTCTCCTTAAAATAGCTAAACCTACTCAGGGAGAGTTAGACGGATCTTGGGGTACCGTAGTAAATGACAACATAACGTCTATGATAGAAGAAGCTATTGCCGGGCGTAGTGTTATTAATACTTGGTCTGGTAATTCGGCCACACTTTCAACAGCTAACGGTACTACCGCTGAATCTCGTTCGGCTATGCTTAGTTTGACTGATACTGGTACTAATTTAAGCGGAGCAGCCACTGTTATTTGCCCCACACTCTCTAAAATTTATATTGTGAAAAATGGAACTGGACAAGCAGCTACATTAAAAACATCCGGGGGTACCGGGATATCTGTGCCTAATGGTACTACCATGTTTCTGTTTTGTGACGGTACAAATGTAGTAGAAGCCATAAGCAATGTTACCGGAGCGTTTACTGCTAGTGCGGCCATAACTGCTTCAGGCGTAATAACAGGACTTACTGTTGAAGCTACCGGAGATACTGCTGCCGGTGATAATGCCGCTATGGGCTATACTTCAGCCGAAGGTCTTATTCTTACAGGACAAGGCAGTACCAACGACGTAACTATTAAAAATGATGCCGACGCGGATGTAATCACTATCGCTACAGGAGCGACAAACGTTGATATAGTTGGAGATGTAACTGCTTCAACTATAAATGCCGACGGAGATACCGCAGCAAGTGATAACGCTGCGATGGGCTATACTTCTGCCGAAGGATTAATTCTCACAGGTCAAGGTTCCACAAACGACATCACAATAAAGAACGACGCTGATGCTGACGTAATAACTATCGCAACAGGCGGAACGAACGTAGATATAGTAGGAGATGTTACTGCGTCTACAGTAAACGCTGACGGAGATACGGCTGCGGGAGACGACGCAGCAATGGGGTATACCTCGGCTGAAGGGCTTATCCTTACGGGTCAAGGTAGCACCAATGACGTCACAATTAAAAATGATGCCGATGCTGACGTAATCACAATCGCTACTGGTGCTACAAACGTCGATATTGTAGGAGATGTTACGGCCTCTACGCTTAATGCAGACGGGGATACTTCCGCCAGTGATAATGCTGCCATAGGGTACACTTCTGCTGAAGGGCTGATCCTGACAGGTCAAGGAAGTACGAACGATGTCACATTAAAAAATGACGCTGATGGTGAAGTTTTTGGCGTTCCAACAGGTACTACAGGCGTTACATTTAAAGGTGTTATCCGTACTGACGATGCTACAGATAGCACCAGTGGAACGAGTGGGTCGATTCAGACTGACGGTGGTATTGGTGCAGTAAAAGAAATCGTTACCGATGCAACATTTCAGCCACTAGGAGATACTGCTGCTAGTGATAATGCTGCTTTTGGTTACACTAGTGTGTTGGGGGCTATCATAACAGGCCAAGGGTCAACGAATGACGTTACCCTCGTAAATGATGCAGACGCTACAGTTCTTGGTATAGCCACAGGCACTACAAATGTTGATGTTGTTGGAGATATTACAGCCGCTAATTTCCAGCCTGACGGTGATACTGCTGCCAGCGATAACGCTGCCTTTGGTTACACATCTGTGCTGGGGGCCATCATAACCGGACAGGGCAGCACAAACGACGTGACCCTCGTGAACGATGCAGATGCTACAGTTCTCGGTATACCTACAGGTACTACAAATGTTGATGTTGTTGGAGATCTCACCGCTGGAACATTAAATGCTGATGGTGATACAGCAGCTTCGGATAATGCAGCGATTGGTTATACATCCGCCGAAGGAATTATCATAACTGGTCAAGGTTCGACAAATGATGTAACCATCAAAAATGATGCTGACGCTGATGTTATAGAAATCCCTACGGGTGGCACCGATGTTACAGTGGCTGGCAAACTTACTGCGGGTAAGATTTTACTAGGAAATACGGATACGGATACATCTAATACTGGGTCTGTCACATTGGATTACAGTGCTAACCAGAATTTTGTATTGACGTTTACG